TAATAGCCTCAACGAAAGTATGGATCGGCACATAGTTTGTGGAACCATCAGTAATGTCGTTAAATGCAAAGCCGTCATTCGCTACATCTAGAGTTACTGAAGTTGATAGATTGCTAAAATCGACAGACAAGGAAGGAGTGCCTGTTGTGGCCCCACCTGCTAGTCCAGAATCAGTGGCTGTGGTTATGCCCGCAATGTCTCCAACAGATGGTGTTACCCAGGCCAATGTGCCCGAACCTTGGTTTTCAAGAACTTGCCCTGATGATCCTACTCCTGCTGGGAAAGTCAATGTGTAAGTAGCTGTAACAGCACTAGGTGCAGTGAGTTTTACTGAATACAGATCATCATCATTTAATGAAACAACACCCCCGTTTGTCACGACTACATTATCACTATAAACTATTCCACTATTCACGGCACCAGTAGTCGTTATGGCACTTTCCGTATTTATAGTTCCAAAATTGGAGGTTATAGAACCGCCATCTAAAATACCCACTGAGGTGATATTAGTTTGAGCCGCAGTTGAAAGAGTTCCAACGAAGGCTGTGTCAGCAGTAATCGTCCCACCATCAATATTGGAACTGCCTACATCAATAGCTCCAAACTCAGATGAGATGCCGCCAGCACCTAGCGTACCGACTGTAGTAAGGCTGGAAGTTACAACTGGAGAATTAAGCGTAGTGCCAGTAAGGGTACTTGCGTCAGCGGTTGCTGTTGCTGGAGCCGCCCAAGATGGGATCAGGTCACTGCCACTAGTAGCTAACGTCATAACATGACCAGCACTTGTCGGCACTAACTTGTGTAAAGTGTTAGCATCAGCCGCATAAAGCATCTGTCCAGCGGAGTAACTAATATGACCAGTCCCCCCGTACTGTGCGGCAATACTGGCACCAGAAACTGCCCACGAACCACTGGATATAGTCCCTACAGTGGTTAGGCTTGAAGTCACAACATTTGAAGCAAGTGTAGTTCCAGTTAAAGTATTTGCGTCAGCGGCTACTGTGTCGGCAGTCAAGGTACCATATGCCGCATCAAGGGGATTAGTTATTGCAGTTATTCCAGTCCCAGCTACTGCGGCCATTAGGTGAGCTATCGTAACGAGGTTCGTTGAGCCAGAACCACCACCACCATCAGCATCCAAGAATGCTATACTGTCATCGGCTACCTTTACATATGGTGAGGCAATCGTAGCCAGATCGCTGAAGTCCAGACCTAATGTTACATCACCAACCGTTGGGTTTGTTACTGTCAATCCACCATTTGTAGCGTTATTTACTGATGTAATGTCTCCAGCAGGAGCCGCCCAGGTGGGTACCCCACTAGCCAATGTAAGAACGTGCGAGTCAGTGGTAGCGGCTAATCTTTCCAGGGTATATGTAGCACTCGCAAAAATAATATCTCCTGCCACATAGGAAGTTTGCCCTATACCACCAGCCGTTGGTGGAACCGCAGAACCATTCCAAACTCCCGTAGTAATTGTTCCCAGTGTAGTAATTGACGATTGGCCTACATAAGTAGAAGCAATGTCAATATCACTTGCATTAGCAGTAATACGATCTGCCGTACCTATCACATTTAATGTTGGTATAGGTCCAGCCAGGGCCGTGCCAGTCATCCCCGTCCCAGCCCCGATAGCTGTTATATCACCATCTTTTCGATCTACCCAGGACATTGTACCACTGCCATCGGAAGCAGATAGCACTTGGTCAGTAGACGGCACTCCTGCTGGCATAATAAGCGTATAGGAGGTTGTTGTTCCTGCCGCCTTAAACGCAACGTATTCGCCACCAGTAGTATCCTCAAGCATCAACAGGCCAGCATCGTCAACGATTATATTACCGCCCCTAATGCTTCCAGTGGTAATTATTGTATTGGCCCCTGTGTCTATTTCACCAAATCCACTGGTTATAGAACCAGCATCTAAAATTCCGACAGTTGTTAAATTAGCCGCTGTCGTAATTCCTGCTTGTGAAGCCTCTACATTCAGCGTGACATCACCAGTATCTCCACCACCTGATAGCCCAGTCCCTGCGATCACGTTAGTAATATCACCAACATCTGCTGGTGTATACCATTCCAAGTCTAATTCCAAGAGACTTCCAGATGTGTCGATAGTTGCGACCCGTAAAGCCTGTCCGACTGTTGTAGCGGCTCCCGTAGGTGGATAACAAAGTGCATAGCTCCCAGTCATTACGTTTGGAGCGCAGAACTGGACATAAGCACTTGCGTCAGCATCCATTACCCGAAGCACAGTGGTTGTCAGATGGTCTGCGTCTACAGTCCCAGTGAAGAAAACATCGTCCGTCCCATCACCGACATAGAAGACTATGCCATTAGTGCCATCACCATCTACATCGGTGGAGTTCAACTCAAACTGTGTATTAATACTGTCATAGTTCAGCCAATAATCAAGACCTGTCCCAAACTCGATAGGCCGATCATCGGTCAATTTAATCTGCTGTAACGTGAAGCTACTGCCTGATATGGGTTGGTTATTGATAAATAGGGAAACCGAAGTGCCACTGACTGTGAACATATTATCGATAGCCAAAAGGTCTGCATTCAGGCTTGTACCCCAGGTATTAGTTGCTGACCCTACTTCAGGCTGGATAAGTCCTAGATTAGTTGTTGTCGCATCTGCCATATTATTATCCTAGAGATTGAGCCATCATTCGTATTGGCGAACCATGTGTTTCACGTTCTCCCTGTAGCTTCAATTGATCGAGTCTTTCCATCAGTAAACTTTGCCATACGGGTATGCGCTCATCAAACATCAAGAATGGTGCCGACTGTAATAGCGTCCCGTAAAGATAAATATCAGGATGATTCGTCAACAACCAATTAGTATCCAAATCAGCAACAAGTGCAGTGATTCTTTTGTAGTACATAATACTCGCAGTATAAGCCGAATCAGGAGTTCTTACAAATTCCATATTTTCGCCTACAATGGAGTAGTAAATGGGTCTGCCTGTACCTGTTAGCCCAGCTCGTCTTTCAGATATTTCGTTGGGTGTAATATACTGTAACGTAATCACAGGAGTCAGATCTAAAACAATGCGCTGTATCTCTAGTGCATCGGTGGGCATAGCTTCATACTGACCATCAATTGTAAAACTGTCATTCCTGGTTACCATCTGAGGTTGACGTATTTCACGATTAAACTGCGCTTCTGCCATTGTAACAAACTCAGGTATCCGATCTCCAAGATCAGTGCGATCAAGCCAATTTGCTGCTGCTGTTTTCAGTTGTCCATAATTCGCTATTGCCATTAAATTTTTCCTGGCCTTCTTTTAAATGCTGCTTGATCGGGATGATTTAGCCATTTCTTGAAAGCGTTTTGATCTCTTTTCAGTTCCCAAGGTAGACCAGCAAGAATAAGAGTTGGCACACTGGCCGCAAGAACGACATCTCCTTCCCATCGTGCATTTTCATCAACTTGGTTATATGCTCTTTTATTGGCTTCCAATATCGCAGTTACGTCTTGGCTAGTCTCAATAATCGCTTTGTCTTCCAAGGCATCGTAATGGAAAGTTTCTAAGATTCCAGTAGCTGGATCGTAATCTAATATTCTTTTGTTATTTCTCATCAGCTTCCTAATAGGGGTGGGAGCCGAAGCCCCCACCCCGTTTAGCTCTTAGGGTTTGGTTATGCTGCTGTGATACCAGCGACAATACCATGAGCGGCTTCATTATTAACCTGTAGACCCCACTCTACAAGCATCATTCTTTTGTCAGCATCACCAGTGCTGGCAAGGTCTTTCATCTGATAAGGACGCAGTGTAGCCATCTTCACCTCGTCAGTATCGACCAGTAAGGCCCAGTCATTCATCAGCGAACCAGCACCAGCATCAATCACCGTAGTGAAGAATCGGTTAGGTACAACGGACAAATTACCGAAATCTGAAACGTAGATATCGGCTGCCCCAATGATCACGGACGGCTCTGCACCATCCACATTGTAACGACTGGAAGCGATTCCTGAGAATGCACTGACAGCAGTTTTGTTGAAAGGTGAAACCATCAACATTGATGGCTCGCCACCAGACGAATAACATTCCTGCATCGTAGTCTTGAGCATTGCTTCGGTAAACGCTGTAGGCGTTCCGAAAGACTTCCAGACCTGTGCAGCACCTGTCGGGGTTGAACCCGAATAACTAGGTGCAGTTACGTTGGTAGAAGTTTCGTTGGTCTTCAGCCAGCCAGGGAATCCAGCAGTCACCCTAGCGATTGCAGTGCCTCCAACAACAGCACCCACTCCATTGAGCAGTGCTGCTTTTTCCACGTTCCTCTTTAGTTCTTTTGCAGCTTTTGCTGCCTGATATGCTACCTCACTTGAACGGCCAGCTTTCTCCACTTTCTGTTCAGTACCAGAAATAATGAAGTCCACCATGTTGATCTGACAATAGTTTCCCAGACGGGCAGTTGGTGTTACTGCTGTGAAGGTTCCCAAGTCCTGACCTTCAACCACTGGTGTAGCTGAAGCTGCTGACAGTGCGTCAGTCTGCCATTCAAAATAAGTTTGTTCCGCAGACCTTGTACCAATGTTCGATATGAACGGGGTCTGGGTAGGAGAAATATCAGATATTAAATCCGATAAGTCTTCCCTGATGCCCTTAGCATCATATGTTAAAAAGGTATCTGTAATTACTGCCATAATTAGCCTTCCTTAAAGTTTATCCGTCCATCAACGTAGCAAACAAAGCGGCTGCATCATCGACCTTACCACTGGTTTTGAGATTAGCCCTTAATGCCTGTTGATTTCGGGTACTGGTCCTCTTAGCAGTCTCTCGATTGCCAGGATTAGCAGTTTTAATTTTTGAAATATTTTTGGCGTTGGTGACCTTTTGGCCTTGCGTCAAGTCTATGTATTTCATGCCATCAAGCATGACTTGTACGGCCCTATGATCATATATTTCATTGAGATCCTCATCGCTATATCCCCTCAACTTGCCGTACTCCTTCAACTTTCGTTGATCCTCAGCCTGAATATCACCATTAGCCCATTCGGGTATTTTTTGCAGCATCAAAGATCGTTCCGATTCAAGAAGTTTTTGCAGTTCCTCGGATTGTTGACCTTCAAGGAGTTGCTGCGTTTTCTCTTGTTCTGACCGCACAGCCGACAATTGTTCCTCACGATCTCTATCAAGTTGCTTCATGTGAAGCCACTCAAGGGGATTCTCTCTTTCGAGTCTTTCCCAGTCGATATTGGATTTGCCAGCTTCTTCGACCTGCTGTTGAAACTGTGCTAGAACATTTGCATAATGCTCACGTTCCGATTGAAGATCCTGCTGAAAGCCTTCAAATTCCTTCCTTTGATCAGCTAACGCAGTGGTCTTCTTGGTATAGTCAGATGTTCTTTGATAACCAGAGATGAGTTCGTCCAGCGCAACATCTTCTTCTTTGCCGTCAACAATAACACGGTAGAATTCGGAGTGGCCTTCAGGTTGCTCTTCTGATTCTTCAGCTACATCTTCATATACGTCAGCAGAGGCTTCGGCTTCCTCTTGCCCTACTTCTTCATGTTCTCCACTAGATTGTACTTCCCCGATCTCAGATTCCTCTTGCATAGGTTGTTCTTGAGATTCGCCTTCAAACATTTCCGCAAAAACTTGCTCTACTTCTCTGTTTGATCTGCGAGGACGATCACTCCCTGAAACCTCTTGGTCTGTCGGGTTGGTGACTGTTTCTTCGCTCATCATTATCTCCGTTTCTTAGTAGACTCTATTTCTTGCTTCCTATCGTGCATAGTCCAGGCATCTACTATAGATCTTAGACCACGCACGACTTCATCCAATCCTTTCGATTGCATATATAAATTTTCACGTTCAGATGTTGCATTATAATCAGTTAGGTGCCACTGGGCCATAAGACCTTGGCGTGTACTTTGAACTACTTCCTGAAAAATATCATCTTCTAGGATTTGTTTCGCCCTTGATCCTTTTTCTCTGATACTCATTTGTTGCCCCGTGCCAAAGTTGCTCTTAGTAATTCCAGGTCTACCTTGCTTTGATATTTCTGTTCCAGATCAAACTCTCTCAATGCTTGGTCACCTGCGATTCTAGCACGTTCACGTTCATCGATTGATGCTTCCTTATCTGCCGACAACTCAACTTTCTGTTGCTCGATCTGTTGTCTTGCCATAATATCAGCCATTTGAACTTCAAGCATCTGTTCTTCTGGTGTTGGTCCTGGTGGTGGCGCAGGTGGTGGTGACCAATCCGCTGGTATCGGTTTAAAGAACTGATTGGCATCTTCCCATCCTGCCACTTCTAGCATTTTGGATAGAGTGGTTCGGTACTGTCCAAGGCTGACTATTGGATTATCAAAACCCATTTTCTCCATCAAAGCTTCTTGTCGTGATGCTATCTGTGTTAACATCGCCATTTTTTCGTCTGCCTGGCCAGCACCCATTCCTACATTTACGCTCACATCCATAGATGAATCCCATACCCTT